GAAGTTGAAGTTGCTACAGACGGTGGTACACCAACATTAACAGTAGTAAATGATACCAATTCAAATCATACATTATCATATACTAGTGGTTCTGGAACAAACAGACTTACATTTCAACTTGCAATTGCAGCTGGTAACGCTGCTACAGACGCTGGTGATGAGCTTTCAATCGGTGCAAATGCAATCGCTTTAAATAGTGGTTTCATTACTGAGAAAGCAACTGAAAAATTTGTTTTAGAAGCAGGAACTAATGACGGTAGTGCTGACGAGTTCATAGAACTAGAAGGTAATACTGCTGGTCTTATCATGCAAGAACAAAATACAGCTTCTACAATTACTAACTCAGCTGCAATAGGTACTGCTGCTGGAACAATTACTGTAACTGCGTAATAAAACTATTATAAATATTCGTATAGGGCATTAGTGCCCTATGCAATTGATCCCTTACGAGATAACATCAATGTATGGGCTAATATTCCCCGAATACATAAGGGGTAACAAAATGGGAGAAAAAAATGGCTGATAAAAAAATCACCGCTTTAACTTCATTAGGAACTGCGACAGCAAGAGAAGATTTACTTCATGTTGTTGATGATCCTTCTGGAACACCAATAAATAAAAAAGTAACTATCGCTGAGATGGAAAATGCTCTAAGAGCACCTGTATCTTTAGCAGATACTGCTTCTATCACAGCAACTGCTGCTACTAACGCAGGAAGAACAAACGCTTTTCCTGACACATCACAAAATACAACTGTAACTCTACCAACACCAAGTGCTGGTCTGACTTTCAGATTTATTTACGCTGGTGCGGCTGCAGACGCTACAGATCACATCATCAAAACTACTGGTAACACTTTATTCTTTAAAGGTGCTCTAGTACACCACGATACTAACCAGACTGGTCAAACATCTGCTACAGTATTCTCTGATGGTAACTCAAACAGTATTCTAACATTAGCAACACCTTCTGCTTATGTAATCGACATCGTTGGACAATCTTCAACTGTCTATTTCATTTCAGGTTTCGTTGCTGACGATACTGCTCCAGCATTCTCTGACGCCTAATAGTTAGAGTAAGTTGGTTACTTAAAACTTTTAGAGGGCCTTCGGGCCCTCTTACTTAATAGAATGGAGATGTTATGAGTATAACTAAAGAACAAATTGAATTGAGAAAGTCTAACTTAGAGAAAGACTTTCAAAATGTGAAACAACAAATTGAAGAAGGTCAAGTCAAGATCAATACTATGAGAAATAATTTGAATGCCTTGGCAGGTGCAATACAACAATGTGATGTATTCTTAAAAGAGATTGCAGACAAAGACGCACCAATGCCAGCAGAAAAACAACAAGCTCTTGATATTGCGACTTCATAGGAGAAAAGATTAATGGACAAACTAACACAGGAAGAATTAAACGGTCTATCGCCAAGAGCGAGAAAGCAATACGAAGATTCTAACGAGGTTCTTTCTGAAATAACAACAGAAAATCCTAATAAAGATTTAGTTGTTGAAGAAGATAAACCTAAAAAGAAAAAGGAAAAACAAAATGAAGAGCTTTAAACAATTTAATGAAGCAGGATATACAGATAGATTTGCTCATCAATCAGTAGAAGATGATAATGTGGGTATCTTTGATATTGCAAATCCTGAATCACTAAAAAGAGTTAATGCTTTTGTAGGTGCAATCGCTGATAAAGAATATTTACAACCAGACGCTGCTATGCACCAATTAGCGATGAGACTAGAAACTATTGGTTTAAGATATACTGTACCAAAAATTGATGGTAACAATGGTAAATCAGTAGTAGAAGTTTCTCAGTTTGGTGGAAGATATGGCAAGACATCTGATAACACTACTTCAGGTGAAGGTGATATTGAAAACGGCGATGGTATTTCTCATAGAAAAGAAGGTGGTTTAAAACTGGAATTCAATTGGGAAAAACAATCTAACAACACTTACAAAGTATTTGCAAATTTAGTTTAATTAAGTACATATATATTGATATGTACAGATTGGTTTTATTATGAGTGATTTTAAAGAGTTGACACCTGAGAACATCAATATGTTTGCTATCAAACATTATGATAATCCTCATTGTATTGACGAAAAAGAGTTCTTAGATGATATGAAACGATTTAAATATCTGAAAAGATTATTTAGAAAGTATGATACAACTAAAGAATTAAAATCAAGATTAATAATCAATCACATAATTATTCTTGCAAATGTATTTGGTATTGATGCTGCCACTACTTTATTATTTTTTAAAATAGATAGAAAACATTGGCCATTATTAAAAACTATTCTTGTGTTTCTACATTATATGCCAGAAAACGATATGACAGATATAAGAATAAATCAAAAAGTTATGAGTGAGTTAGGAAAAATATGAGCAGAGTTATAGACGCATTTATTGCTTATAGAATATTAAAACTTCTAGTAACACCTTTCAATAAAACAGACGCATTTAAATTAGGTATCATAGATGATAAAGGTAAAGTTTTAATTAAATCTAAACAAATTACAAATCAAAGACAAAGAAAAGCATATACATTACTCATTCGTTTTGTATTCAATCTCAAAAAATTATTAGCAAAAGTAGGAATTAGAGGACCATTAGGTACTGCAGCTGCAGCTGCACTTGCATTTTTCAAAGAAGAAAATGGTCAAAATGATTATGTAGAACAAGTGGTTTACAAACACTTAAAAGAAAAAGGTTTTGAGTTTGAAGTAAATGAGAACTATGGTGAGTTATTAAGACCTGGTACATATAGAGTTAAACGCAATATTACAGATTTAGAAGGTGATATAGTCATAAATATAGATGAAGAAGTTATATTTGAAGGTAAAACAGATACTATTATGGGATATGATGTTTTCAAATATAAGAATGTATATTTAACTACGGAGGACTTATATGCCAACGCCTAATACTAGAGACGCTATGAGAAGATTTCGAGCAGGTAAAGCAGGATTTACAGATAAAGCACATCTAAAAGCAAAAGGTTTAATACCTAGAGCAGATGGCACGAAAAGAAAGTCTGATAAGTATAAAGAAGAATTAGACAAAGGCGATACAGCACAAGTCAAAACAGTTATTAAAGGTCTTAAAAAAGCAAGTGGTCTACACGCTAAACAAGCAAAGTCATTAGAAAAACAAATTGATGATGATATGGATAGACAACCACAAGATAAAGATGTTAAGAAAGTAAAAGGTACACAACCTAAAAAATACTATAAAACATTAGATAAAAAAACAAAAAAGAAAAGAGCAGATTTTTTCAAAACAAGAAAGCCTTATCGTAAATCAGATGATGATGATGATTACAAACCAGCACCTGGTGATGCAAAGGCAAAAACAAAACCATCTACTTTTACTAAGAAGTTTAAGAAGATGTATGGTGAAGATGCCCCAGCAAATGCTACAGGTACAGCAGTCGCAGGAACAGGTGATGATTCATCAACAGTAGTAATAAAGAAAAAGAAAGATAAGGAAACAATGAGAGATAGACTATTAAGAAGATTTAAAATTAAAGAGACTATCGACAGAACTATTCCAGACTTAGAAATACCAAAAGACGAAATCAAAGAAAAAGCAAAAATGATGAAAGCGATGGCGATGAAATCTGAGGTAAGTTTAGATGAGACTATCAAGGCAGTACAAAATAAAGCAAAGAAAACTGGTATGCCTTACTCTATTCTGAAACAAGTTTACAATCGAGGTATGGCTGCATGGAAAGGTGGTCATAGACCTGGTGCAACTCAACAACAATGGGCACTTGCTAGAGTAAATAGTTTTGTAACTAAATCATCTGGAACATGGGGCGGCGCTGATAAAGACTTGGCGAAAAAAGTTCGAGCTGCTAAAAAGTAGATGTCAAAATCATATAAAGAATTTGTCAAAGAATATGGCATGGGATACAATGCTTTGTATATGAAACCCATGGCAGCACTTAATCCATTAAGAAAAAAAGAAAATGTAAAGAAAGTGAAAGAGAGATGGATAAAGGAACTGAAAAAGAAGAAATAAGAATAAGAAGTCTTTATATGCCTGCTGAGATGGCAGCATGGGGAGACGATTCAACAAAGGAGAAAAATCAAATGAAATGGGTAAAAGGAAGAGTAAAAGAGATATCAACATGGTCAGGTGCTTCACTAATCGCACTTGGACTCCTTATCGTATTAGGTGGTCCTTTCGTTAACATTTTAGCGTGGGCTGCTATCATATGGGGTATTATCTCTGTCGTTAAAAAACAAGGTTAAATTATAAAGGACTAAAATGGAAATATTAATAACTTTAGCTATGAAGTTCTGGCAATGGTCTATACTAATTGCATTAATTATCATAGGTTTTATTGTCAATCTTTTTGATAAGAAAATTGATAACAGAGTTAATTTTAAATACTCAGATTATCCTATGATGAAACCTATAAAGATTGCAACTAAAGGCAAAGGTTTTTTCAAAATGATATTAATGTGGTTACTTGGTGTTAGACATTGGGAAATCGCAAAAGACTTTGAGTATGAAATAAATAATCAAAAATTTGTCATACCTGCTGGGTTTAAATTTGATGGTGCAAGTATACCTAAATTCTTGCATATGTTTTTATCACCAGTTGGTGTTTTACTCATAGGTGGTCTTGTACACGATTATGCTTACAAATATGAGACACTATTATGTAAAAATAAAAAAGATACTATTGGTGTAATTACTCAAAAGAAAGCAGATCAAATCTTTAGAGATATTAATATAGAGATAAATGGTTTTTATTTAATGAACTATTTAGCATATTGGTCTTTAAGATTAGGTGGTTTCATGGCTTGGAACAAACACCGTAAAGTAAACGCAAAAATAAAATAATGTTTCAATTAAGAATAGCGTTGATCGTCATACTACTTGCAGGTGCAGGTGGTGGTTATTTGTATGTTAATAAACTACAAAAAGACAACGCTATTCTGAAAGAAAATGCAATCAAATTAGAATCTGCTGTCGAAAATCAAAAGGCAGTCATAGAACAACAAACACAAGATTTAAAAAAGATACGCTCTACACTTCAAGAGATAGAAGAAGTCAATGCTAAATTACAAGCAGATAGAGACGCATTAAATAATAGACTAGGTAAACATGATATAGGTAATCTTGCAGAAAATAAACCTGGTCTTGTAGAAAAGATTATAAACAAAGCAAGTGATAGTGCTGCTAGATGTATGGAGATTGCGTCTGGTAGTCCACTAACAGAGGAGGAGTTAAATGGTAAACCGAATAGGGAATGTCCTAGTTTCTGGCCTAGCGATAATACTACTGAGTAGTTGTGCTGCTGGTGTTAAAACATTAGAGACTTATACAATAGAAAAGAAAAGAGAACCATTAAACTTAGAGTTACCTGCCCCTCTAAAATTACAAGATATTGACTGGATTATTATTACAAAAGAAAACGCTGACGAGGTTTTTGAAAAGATAAAAAATGAAAAGAATGGTGATTACGCTTTATTTGCATTAACTGATACTGGTTATGAAAAAATAGCACTTAACTTTGCAGACATACGAAATAAATTAGCAGAACAAAGACAGATTATATTATCTTATCAGGAATACTATGAGCCTAAAGAATAAATATAAGTATGTCAGACCTAGAAAAATTAAAGACTGAGATAGCACTACTCAAAAAAGATGCCAAGACTGGCGAACTCATACATCAAAGATTAGAAGTTGCTGTCGATAAACTCACAGAAATAACAATATCACTAAAAGGAATGATTGCTCAACAGCAAACAAAACTAGAGCGAGCAGAACAAACCGATGATGATATATTTGTTACTTTAGAGGCAAGAAGAAAAGAATGGGATACCGATCTCAAAGAATTACATTCTAGGATTACTACACAGGCAAGAGATTTAAGAGAATCACAATATCAATCAGAAAATAAATTACTCAACGAAATAAGAGCAGTAAGAACGCAACTATCTGAAAGAGTTGGCGTATTAGAAAAATGGCGTTGGTTAATTATTGGTGGTTCTATAATTATTGGACTCATGATGTCCAATCCTGATAGTATGCTGATGAAAATGTTTTAGTCGCTTGACTTTACCATTACATAATGATATAATGTGTTCATGTCATCATATATTGATATAAAGTTTCTCAATCTATTATCTACAAGACTAGAAAAATTTAAAAGAAAATCAGACTTTCTCTATAATTTTAGATGTCCTCATTGTGGTGATTCTAAAAAATCATCTACAAAAGCAAGAGGCTTTGTTTATCGTAAAAAATCAGATATGTTTTTCAAATGTCATAATTGTGGCATGGGTCAGACATTAGGTAATTTAATTAAATTTCTAGATCCTACAATGCACAAAGAATATATCTTTGAGAGATTTAAAGATGGTAAAACACAAGAAGAAAAACCAGAGTTTGATTTTACACCATCTAAAATTTTAAAAAAGAAAACTAGATATGACAAGGCATTAGATGACTTAGTTCGTTTTGATAAATTAGTTACAACACATCCTGCAAAACAATTTGTTTATAAAAGATTCATACCCAAAGAACATTGGGATAAGTTTTACTTTTGTCCTAAATTTTATGAATGGACTAACAGTATAGTACCAAATAAGTTTCCTAGTTTAAGAGACGATCATCCTAGAGTAGTGATACCTTTCTTTGATAGAGAGGGTAAGTTTTTTGCTTTTCAAGGTCGTGCATTTGGTAAAGAACTACCTAAATATATAACTATCAAGTTTGATGAAACAAAACAAAAAATATATGGCATAGATAAATTAGATTTAAATAAACCTGTAAAAATTACTGAGGGTCCTATTGATAGTTTATTCTTAGACAATGCTGTCGCACTTGCAGGTGCTGACGCAGATATAAAAATTAACCACGAACAATGCACAATGATATTTGATAATGAGCCTAGAAACAAAGAGATAGTTAATCGCATGATAAAGGCTGTTGATAAAAAATTTAATTTGGTTGTATGGCCAAAGACATTGAAAAATAAAGATATTAATGATATGATTATAACAGGAAAAACCTCAGCAGAAGTTGAAACTATTATAAGTAATAACACATATTGCGGTTTAACAGCACTACAACATATTAACAACTGGAAAGGTATTTAGGCACATGGTCTCTAACGAAACAATTAATGTAATTAAAAGAAACGGGAGGGGCAAAGAGTCCCTAGATATAGATAAGATTCACTCAATGGTTGGGTTTGCAACAGAGGGTATTACAGGTGTTAGTGCTTCTCATGTTGAGATGAATAGTGGTTTACAATTTTTTGATGGCATATCAACTGATGATATACAACAAATATTAATTAAGTCAGCAAATGATTTAATTAGTTTAGAAAGTCCTAATTATCAATATGTTGCCGCTAGATTATTACTATTCAGTTTAAGAAAATCTTTACATCACAGACTATGGGAACACCCTAAGTTTCTTACACACATTAAAAAATTAGTTGATCTAGGTTTATACGATAAAGGTATATTAGATAATTATACAGAAGCAGAGATTGATAGAATGGGTATGTGGATTGACCATGAAAGAGATTATAGTTTTACCTATGCAGGCCTTAGACAGGTCATGGATAAATATCTAGTTCAAGATAGAAGCACAGGTGAAATATTTGAAACACCACAATTTATGTATATGATGATATCAGCAACATTGTTTGCAAAATATCCAAAAGAAAGTAGATTACAATATGTCAAAAAATACTATGACGCAATCAGTAAATTTAAAATTAATATTCCCACGCCTGTTATGGCTGGTGTTCGTACTCCTCTTAGGCAGTTTGCGAGTTGTGTATTGGTTGATTCTGATGATACTCTTCCTAGCATTTTTAGCTCCGATATGGCTATTGGCCGCTATGTTGCCCAAAGAGCCGGGATCGGAATTAATGCTGGCAGAATTAGGGGAATCAATTCGAAGATTCGTGGAGGTGAGATACAACATACTGGTGTCATTCCTTTCCTTAAAAAATTTGAAGCAACAGTTAGGTGTTGCACACAAAACGGAGTTAGAGGGGGATCAGCCACAGTACACTTCCCAATCTGGCATCAAGAAATAGAGGATATACTAGTTCTTAAAAACAACAAAGGCACAGATGATAATAGAGTTAGAAAGTTAGACTATTCTATACAAATATCTAAACTATTCTACGAAAGATTTATTAAAGATGAAGATATAACTTTATTTTCACCACATGAAACACCAGGTTTATATGAAGCATTTGGTATGCCAGAGTTTGATGAGATGTATGAAAAGTATGAGAGAAAAACATCTATCAGTAAAAAGAAAATAAGAGCTCAAACTTTGTTTATGGATTTACTTAAAGAAAGAGCAGAGACAGGTCGTATCTATATCATGAACATAGATCATTGTAATACTCATTCATCTTTCAAAGATAAAGTTTATATGTCTAATCTATGTCAAGAAATTACACTACCTACTAAACCTGTTCAACACATAGATGATCCTAATGGTGAGATTGCCTTATGTATTTTATCTGCTATTAATCTAGGTATGATAAGAGATAAAAAAGACTTAGAAGATTTATGTGATTTATCTGTAAGAGCATTAGAAGAAATCATAGACTATCAAGAATATCCAGTAGAAGCTGCAAAGAAATCTACACTTGCAAGAAGAAGTCTAGGTATCGGTTATATAGGTCTTGCTCACTATCTTGCAAAAAATAAAGTTAAGTATAGTGATAAAGAAGCATGGAAATTAGTTGATGAAATCACAGAAGCATTTCAGTATTATTTACTAAAAGCAAGTAATAATTTAGCAGAAGAAAGAGGTGCTTGTGAATACTTTGATAGAACAAAATATAGTGATGGTATTCTACCTGTTGATTCATATAAAAAAGATGTTGACGATATAGTCAAAAGAAAGTTAAGTTATGATTGGTCTAAATTAAGAAATGATATTAAGAAATATGGACTTAGACATTCAACATTGTCGGCTCAAATGCCTTCAGAGAGTAGTTCAGTTGTTTCTAATGCTACAAATGGTGTTGAACCACCTAGAGATTTCTTATCAATCAAAAAGAGTAAGAAAGGAACACTAAAACAAATAGTTCCTGATTACAATAGACTAAAAAATTTCTACACATTGTTATGGGATATGCAAGGTAATGAAGGTTACATAAATACTATTTCAGTTATGCAAAAGTATTTTGACCAGGCGATTAGTGGAAACTGGAGTTATAATCCAGAACAATATACTGACGGCGAGGTGCCTGTTTCAGTTATGGCAAACGATTTATTAACGACATATAAGTTAGGATGGAAAACATCATACTATCAAAACACATATGATGCAAAACAAGATGTAGAAGAACCTACACATTCTGTTGGTTGGCATGATGATGTGAAAGAGACTAGTGAGATTAAAATACCTGCTGATATGCCAGAGGAAGAGTGTGAGGCTTGTACAATATAAATGAAAACATTTAATACAGAAAAAGTAGATTGGTTAAAACAACCAATGTTTTTTGGTGAAGAACCAAATACACAAAGATTCGATCAACAAAAATATCCTATCTTTGAAAAATTAAATCAACAACAATTAGGTTTCTTTTGGCGACCAGAAGAAGTATCTTTACAAAAAGATAGAAACGATTTTCAACAACTATCAGATGAACAGAAACACATCTTTACATCTAATTTAAAATATCAAACATTATTAGATAGTGTGCAAGGTAGAGGACCGTGTCTTGCGTTTCTACCATTTTGTAGTTTACCTGAATTAGAATCTATGTTAGTTGCATGGGATTTTAGTGAGACAATACACAGTCGTTCATATACTTACATCATGAAAAATGTTTATCCTGATCCTACTGCTGTTTTAGATACGATTATTGAAACACCAGAGATTATGGATAGAGCAAGAACTGTAACAGAAGCATATGATAAGTTTATAACTTATGCTCACAAGTATCATTTAGATGGCACAGGTAGTGAAAAAGAATTAAAGAGACTTTTATATCTAACACTAGTGAATGTAAACATACTTGAAGGTATTAGATTTTATGTATCTTTTGCTTGTTCATTTGCTTTTGGTGAACTTAAACTTATGGAAGGTTCTGCTAAGATTATATCTTTGATTGCAAGAGATGAAAACTTACACCTTGCAGTATCACAAAACATCATAAACAATTATAAAAGAAGTGAAGATGATAAACAAATGTTAGATATTATCAAAGAAACTGAACAACAAGTTTACGATATGTATGATACAGCTGTTCAACAAGAAAAAGATTGGGCAAAGTTTTTGTTCAAAGATGGTTCTATGATAGGTCTAAATGATACACTATTAAATCAGTATGTGGAGTTTATGGCAAATAAAAGAATGAAGGCAATAGGTCTAAAAGGTCCTTACGATCAACCTTCTAATAACAATCCATTGCCTTGGACTCAACATTGGTTAAATAGTCGTGGGTTGCAAAATGCACCACAAGAGACTGAGATTGAAAGTTATGTCGTGGGTGGCATAAAACAAGATGTCGAAAAAGAAACTTTTAAAGGATTTAAGTTATGACACCAAACCCGAATATGAAAACGGTATGCGACAACTGTTCGGCACAATACATTGTAAAGCATGATTTGCCAGAAGATGATTATATCGAACAGTTTTGTCCATTCTGTGGAGAAGAACATGAAGATATAGATGAGGATATGGATGCAGTAAATTGGGATGAAGAAGATTAATGATTACAGTCTATTTCGTCAGAGATGGTAAAAAAATACCAGTAGAAGTAGAAGAAGGTAACACTCTTATGGAAGCTGCAAAGTTTTTTTCAAATGATAGTATACCTGAAATATCTGCTGACTGTGGTGGGGCTTGTGCCTGTGGCACTTGTCATGTTTACATAGAAGAACCATGGAAATCTATAATTGAACCTATCAATGTAGATTTACCAGAAATAGACTTATTAGAGTATGAAGAAAAATATAAAGAAAATGTTAGTAGATTATCTTGTCAGATTGAACTAACATCAGAATATGATGGACTAGTAGCACATTTAATATGAGACCACAATCAGCAAAAGCAAAAGGCCGTAGATTACAACAAGAGTTTAGAAAATTACTCATTGAAAAATTAAATATACATCCAGAAGATATCGAAAGTAGATCAATGGGTGCTGGTGGTGAGGATCTTATCATGGCCAGAGCCGCAAGAGTAGCTTTTCCATACAGTATTGAGTGTAAAAATGTTGAAAAGTTAAATGTATGGGAAGCATATAAACAAGCAAAAGAAAATTCAAAAGACTATGAGCCTCTTGTAGTCATGAAAAAAAATAATCAGAAAGCATTAGTCGTTCTTGACGCTGAACACTTTGTTCAAATCTATCAAGACTGGACTCATGATGTCACCAACAAGGATTAAGTCAAAAATTTAATTTGTCTAAATAGGATTAAGTAATGCTAAAATAGCTTTACTTGCTCCGAAATTTGATTTGATATCTCAAACTTCAAAACACTAAGGCGTGAAAAATGGCACAAGTAAGAAATATGCTTCACGCTGTTTCAAAGTGGTGGTATGATAATGTATCTAATAGATATGAACCCTCAAAACACTATTTTAGAGGCAGATTGAGTGATTGGCATAAAGAACAAAAGTAGAACAAAACTGTATCAATTTCACGCCCTAGGTGTCTCAAAAGTGTTTCACATACTGAAACAAATCTAAATACCCTCAAAAACCCTTGATTTTATTGACTTTTTTAGACCATTTTTTTATGGAATAATGCTTGCAATATGACCAAATCTCTGATATATTATAGATATGAAACATAAAGAAAAATGGAAAATGGTGTTCAAAACCCATGACGGCGAGTGGCATACTCATTCTACCTATGACTACAAAGAATGTGTAGGCTATAAAGATAAACTTCTTAATGCTTATACTTGTTCTGAGATTAAGATTTTTCACTATGAGTTAGTGGGTCTTAACATTGGTCAACCTAGATGTGTTTTTAACGCAGAGGGTTTGATCTCTCTAGAAACTGCAATTGAAGATGTGGAGAGAATGTCTCCACATATGTTTTAATATGAAATTATCTAATACAAAAACACAGAAAGGTCGAGACGCTAAATTTGATGTCTTGACCCCTAAATCAAGAAATACAGTTTTAAAACAAATTAAAAAGTCTGGCAAAAAAGCTAGAAGATTACAATCTAAATTAGATGTTAGATTTTATGATTGGTGGTACGCATAATGGCATTTCATGTAGTTTACTCTAGACATTATTGGGATTACGAAGATGGTAATGGTACTTTTGATAATTCATGGACTATTTACAGAAATGTGCCATATTCTGAGCTCTTCAAAATGAAAGACGCTATACCTTCTCTCAAAGAGAATGCCGATCAAGTTTATGCAGACTATGAGGCAAAAAGAGATTTCAAAACTGATCCAAAACAGTTTCATATGTCCGAAGTTTTTATTTGTGATGATGAAGAATATTATAAGACCTATAGTGATGTGTATGATTTACATGAAACACCATATGCCGATTCAAGTTATTATCACGATTACGGTCAAAATATACCATTTATGTTATTAAAAGATTTTAAAAAAGAACAATCGGTAAAGAGTGCTTGACTATTTTATTGATTTGTAGTATAATGAATAGTAAAGACATATGAAAAAAATATTATTATTAAGTTTTATTTTAGTAGGTTGTTCGTTTTCATTTAAAACAAATGCAAACGATTACAATACTGCCACAGGTGCTCATATAATTACAGAGACACTAAAAGGCACAGATATGGATTATAGTGAAATACTTAATTCAGAGACACAAAGATTGATACATGGTATGTCATTAGATATTATTGATGTAATATTTAAGAATATGCCTAGTATATTAGATAGTATCTCAGCAGAGTTAAGATTACAGGCAGATAAAGATTATAAATGTGCCTTACAATCAGACGAATACAAAAATAAGGATTGCAAATAATGGGTATATTCTACACATCATTTAAAAAGAAAAAAAGAAATAGATTGCCTAGAACTAAAAGTTTATTAGAGGCAAGAGAGAATCATAGAAAATATCTAATTAGTTTAGGTATTGATCCTGACAGAAAAATAAATAAAAAGAACTTTAGAGTTATACCTAACTGGTGGGAGATAGGTAAATCTGCCGCCGTAGCTCAGCAGGTAGAGCAGTTGATTTGTAATCATCAGGTCGGCGGTTCGATTCCGTCTGGCGGCACCAGAAAGATTGGTGGTACTAAACCACATCATAACTGGCGACTAGAAGAAAGTAGAAATTTCACAGTTGCACCTGCATATAACAAAGGCGCTTATCAAGTTATACCTAAGAGTGAGATAAAAGATATAGGAAAATGATAGATCCATTTAAACCATTTATATACTCAACACTATTATTAATAACATTAATACTAATAGCAACATATGCTTTTGGAGGATAAAATATGATTACGATTTATAGTAAACCAAACTGTACATATTGTGAAAAAGCTAAATATCTTTTGAAAAATCTTGGTTTAGATTACGAAGAAAAAGTTGTTTCTAAAGATTTATCTGTCGAAGAATTATTTGAAGTTTTAGGTAAACAAGTAAGAACTATACCTCAAATTATTATGAATGATAAACATATTGGTGGATATAATGAATTAAAAGAACACTTTATAAATGAGGGTAAAATAAACTTCAAGGGTGAAAAGATACAGCAAAAAACATAAATAGCAGTATGAGAAACTTTCAAGACTACATTTCTGAAGGTGTTTACGACCCTAATATATTCAAAGCATTTTTTCTAGCAGGCGGACCTGGTTCTGGTAAATCATGGGTATCTGAAAGAGCGTTATCAGGTATGGGTTTAAAAGTTATTAATAGTGATAGTGTATTCGCAAGAGCATTGAACAAAGAAAAGATGTCCCTAAACTTTGCTAATTATGATGAAAAAGAGATCAAGAGACGAGATGAAATCAGAGCAAAAGCAAAAGCAAGAACAGGCACACAATTAAAATTAGCACTAGAGGGTCGACTAGGTTTGATATTAGATAGTACAGCAAGAGATGTATCTAGAATATCAGACGAAGCAAATACAATGAAACAAATAGGCTATGATGTCTATATGGTTTTTGTAAATACAAGTTTAGAAGTTGCTCTTAAAAGAAATCAAATGAGAGCCAGAAAACTACCAGATGCAATCGTAATTAGTAGTCATAAACAAATTCAACAAAACATAGGTAAATTACAAAGAGTATTTGGCACAAATAATTTTATCATTGTTGACAATAATAAAGTTGCTGAGGATGTAAATCCTAGTGTTCACAAAGCAATAAGAAGAATGATAAACAGAAAACCAACATCATATCAGGCAGTATCATGGATCAAAAGAGAACTACAAAAAAGAAAAAGATAGAAAAATCTTTTGACGAGTATTGGGCAGAAGAAGAAAAAGTTATGAAAATAAGTTATGGTGTTTCTAAAGCTTGGAAAGAAATGAGAGATGGTAAATCACCCGCCAAAGAGTTAGTAGATTTAATTGAAGGTAGAAAAAAGTAATGGGCAAATTAATTAACTTTCCTGCTAATAGAGTTGTTTACAATAGACCTAATCCTGATATAACAGAGGAACAGGCACTACAAATGAGACAACATAAATTTATAGAGCAAACAACTGAGCAATTAACTTTAGATATTATTCATGTGTTACAAGATAATGTTGTTGATACAAAAAGCCATATTTTTCTAAGAGACTTAGCAATGGTTATAGAATCAATTAAATCATTAATGAAAAGAGACTTTGGTCATGAACACCAAATGCACGCCATCACAGACGCAATTGTTAAATTACATCATCTACCAGATGGTAGAAAACTTACAAATATAAATTACAGTAGAGTGAGTTGTAAAAAACCACTCAAAGAGAATGTTGAAAAAGAAGAAGAAATAAAGATAGAGTTTGATCCTGATATGAATTTGGATTAGTGCTTGACTTTACCAATACAAACTGATATAATAATATTATGATTATCGTAGACCTTAACCAAATAATGATTTCTAATTTGATGGTTCAACTAAATGGTAGAAACGCAGAACCACTATCAGAGGATCTTGTTAGACACATGGTTCTTAATTCACTCAGAGCTCACAATAAAAAATTTAGAAAAGAATATGGCGAGATGGTAATTGCCTGTGATAGTAAAAATGTATGGAGACGAGAATACTTTCCTAACTATAAAGCAGGTCGAAAAGCAAATCGTGAAAAGTCTGAACACGATTGGGATGAAATATTTAATATTCTACACATGATTAAAAATGAGATTAAAACATTTTTACCTTATAAAGTTATAGAAGTAGAGACTTGTGAAGCAGACGATATTATTGCTACTTTAATTAAAAGAGTAAAGAGAGTTGTAAGTCCTACTCATGAAAAGAAAGTATTGATACTATCTGGTGATAAAGATTTTATACAATTACATAAAGAAAATGTTAAACAATACAATCCTGTTTTGAATAAATATGTAGGTAAGGGTGAAAACCCTGCTGAGTATTTAATTGAACATATACTCAAAGGTGATCGAAGTGATGGTATACCAAATATACTTTCAGATGATAATGTCTTTGTAGAAGGCAGACGACAAAAACCTCTGAGTAAAAAGAAACTAAATAATTGGGTGAATGATATATTTTTTTATACTCATTTTACCGAAGAAGAAAACAAAAATTACAATAGAAATCGAAAACTAATTGATTTAAATTGTATACCTCAAAAGATTGAGGATAAAATTAATAATGAGTTTAATGATGTTAAAGTGGCAACTAGAGATAAAATACTAGGCTATTTTATAAACAAAAAACTTAAAACTTTAATCGAAGTCATTGATGAATTTTAGACTTCGAAAGAACTGTTAAGGAGAAACAAATGGTTATTATAAGAAGAAATCCTGACGGCTCAATCGCCAGTCAAGAAGGTGGTATGAATATGAACACACCATCTCATCCAGCACTATCAACTAAAAGAGGAATGCAAGCACTAGCAGATACAGGCAGAGCTGTACCACCTCTAATGAATGAGATTGCTACAAAAGTAAATAATGCAAAAGATAAACCTAGAAAACTTAAAGTATTAAAAGATCATGATTCTGTGGCTTTGAGACAAGTTTTAAAAGGTGCTTTTGATCCAAAGATAGAGTGGTTATTACCAAAAGGTGATGACATACCATATAATAGAAATGATGCCCCAATAGGAACAGAACATACACTACTGCAACAAGAAGCAAAAAGATTATATCTGTTTACAAAAGGTGGCGATAATACTTTAACACAAAATAAAAGAGAAACTTTGTTTATACAAATGTTAGAAGGATTATCTGGCGATGAAGCCGACTTCTTGGTAACAGTTGTGAATAAAAAAGTTAATAACAAATATAAAGGATTTACTGCTAACCTAGTAAAAGAAGCATTCAATTGGAATGATGATTTTATGAAAAAAGAGTAAAACATAGGGGTTATTTCTGTAATATACCTAGGACCCCCTATTAAAAACCCTTGTTTTTCAACAGTTTAAGACACTCTTAAATCGTTGATTTTCAAGGGTTTTTTTATGCAAATTATTCCTAAAAAACGCAGAAAACAAGGGTTTTTTATACCAGAAAGTGCTTGATTTATATCTCAATATAGTGTATTATATAATCATAATCGAAAGGATATATTATGAAAACAGAAGAAAACGGTATTTGGTCTGACTTTGCACTAGAAGGTTTAGAAGAACTAGATAAATAAAAGAAACGAGATATCAAAAAATGAACAAAAAATTTAAAGTTACCTGGTTGTCTGGATATGGCGACAACGATGGTTCAACAGCAATTCATTCACTAAAAGAACTTAGCACATGGGGTCTAGACGCCTACATGGGAGACGAGTGGGAAAAAGATTTTGCTATGTTACAAGTCGGTGAAGAACTACTTGTTGGTGGACCTTGTGGTCTTGAAGAAGTTAAATATGAAAGGATATCTTAATTATGAAATTTGATAGATACGAAAAAAAGATTATCAAGGCTATCATAGAAAATCGTAAAGGTGTTTATGAAACGCCTAAACGAGATAGAACAAGTTATAAACCTTGTAAAGAGTATGACGCAGCTCTTTCTTTGTTTATGAAAAAGGTCATTTATGCAGAAGCAAAAAATGAACTTGCAATGGAAGGTCCTGCTACACCAACACCAAAATTTAGATGGTTCAAATGTAGTTTATATAAACCGTATGCGACTAAAAAGGAGTTAAAGAAACTTATCAATGTTTAAAATAACTTTAATGATTGCTCTAATCGCTTTTGGGATTAGTAAGTATAACGAAAAATACAACTGTACAGATGACGGATGTCCTGATTTTTATGATGAGATTGAAACACCTGTTTTTGATGAAAGTTTAAGAGGTGATTTAAGAGAGATTGAGAAAGACTGGAAACAAGCAGTTGTAGTTCCTTACAGAGAAATAGAACTAAAATATGCTGTGCATAAAACAGTTGAAAAAGAATATAACTTGCCAGAAGTTGATACAACATCAAACGAAAAGTTTGTAAAATCTTTAAATAGTTGTATTAATTATTTGTATGGATATATACAACCAGAATATCATATACCTAATGAACTAATAATTGCTCAGGCAGTCATAGAGACTGGTTGGGGTAAATCAAGATTTGCAAATGAAGGTAATAATCTTTTTGGTATTCGAACATGGGATAAAGAAGAACCATATTTACTACCCATACCTTGGACTAAATGGCCTGGGTGGGGTGTAAAAATGTATAGTAGTAAATGTGAGAGTGTTATAGACTATTTACATATACTAAATAATGTATCGGCATTTAAAGAGTTAAGAGCCGCAAGAGATAGAGGTGTTGATGACGCTCTAGTTCTTGCAGACTATCTCTCAAAATATGCTAGTAAACCCACATATACAGAGTTAGTAAAAGAAATAATTAAATATAATTTGAGAGGTGTATATGAGTTATAGAATGGACTTGTTTTGGCATCGAGCAGCAAACTTATACAAGATGTATCAAGGTGCTACTGATCCAGATTTCAAAAGAATATGGATGGATAAACTACAAGAACTTATGAGAAGTATCAGGAGGGTTGACAAAAAAGAATTAAACTGATATAATAATATTATGAATATATTTTATTTACATAATGATCCGAAAGTGTGTGCTGAACTTCATGTTGATAAGCATGTGGTTAAGATGATAGTAGAATATGCTCAACTATTGTCAACAGCAAAAAGAATGATAGATGGTGTTAAATATCAAGCACTATCTAAAACAGGTAGAAAGGTACAAAGGTATAGATTACCTAACCCAAATGAAGAAGCAACTATCTATAAGGCGGTGCATTACCACCATCCTAGTGCTGTTTGGGCTCGTTCTTCTACTCAACACTACAACTGGTTGTACAACTTGTTCAGGGAGCTTGGACGAGAATATACTTACAGATATGGAAAAGACCACAGTACAATTGAACTGCTCAAAGAACTTTTAAAACAACCACCAGTTAATTTAGAAGATAAAGGTTGGCAAGAACCACCACCTGCTATGTCGCATTTTCCACAATGTATAGTGCCTGGTGATTCTATACAATCATACAAAAATTATTATAATGAGGCAAAGGCATACTTTGCTAAGTGGACTAATAGACAAACACCAGAATGGTTTATAGGGAGTATAACATGATAAGATTTATTCACGATAGTTGGGAGGGTGTTATGAACATGGATAAGAATCCATTGAGACACATTCCTGATTTACAAGTAAGACATTTAGCAATACAATTACTAGCATGGATGTGGTGTATTGCATTTTCATTATATTTTGGATCTTTTGTAGTCTTTGGTTATACAGTAGTTGCTCACTTTATTTTAATTATGGCAATTGTTGTAACCGTAGTAGTATTTAAGAACGAAGAAAAAAGAAAACACTATCATCCTGGCGGTCAATTTAAATATGAAGAAACTGCAGGAAAATATGAGGATATATGGTAATGGCAAGAGATATGTATCATAATCCTAACTTAAATGTAAAAGAGTGGTGGAAAAAAATACCTGATAGTGCAGAATATGGCACAACAAGATATCCTGTAAAATATAGTTATGAGATATGCTCTAGTTGTGAAAGTGATTTAGTTGAAGGTAAATGTGTAATTTGCCAAACTGATAAGGAGGAATGATGAGATATTTATATTATTCAATATGGTTGTCAATCGCTATTGGACTTATGTGTATCATAAGTGTTGCAAGAGCGGCTGAGTGGAATGAAAAACCTGTAATGTGTGCTGATCACAATGAAACATTTATCGAGATAGTTGAAAAAGGTCAGCAACTTGTATGGACAAGTGTTCAATTTACAAAAGTAAAAGGACCAAATAATACTTATAGAGAGTTACCAGAATATTTGACTTTTGCTTTGTATGTAAATCCAGAGACTAGAACTTATACTGCTTTAGAGTATCACCCAAAGTATCTAGTTTATTGTATCACTAGTTGGGGCACAGATTTATTATTTAATGAAGAATTAGATCCTAACACATACTATCAACCAGATAGAGATGTTTTCAAGTAAAAAGGTTGTCACCGAGGCAAGACGACAAAAAAGAAAAGCAAAACACAAGGCAAAAAGAAAAGGCAGAGTAGATCACAGAACTGGTAAGCCTGGTAAAAGAAAATGAAATATAAGTGTGTAGAGACAGGTAAAGATTATAGAATATTTAAGAATACATTTTTAGGTATCTTTGTATCTTACACATTGGAAGATAGTAGAAATTCAACACACAGACATGGTACAGAGTTTGATGTAAAATTGACAGACTATTATTTTACAACACTAAACAAAGTTAGAAAAAAATTATAAAATGACATTCTTACAAGGAATAGGTTTGTTATTTACAGGCTTGACAGTAATGCTTATTTGTATTATAATTATGTCAGTAGTTGAAAGGAGAAAAAAAAGAGATAATGGTAAAAGGTGAAAATAGAGCGATAATAGAAAAGTATAAAAAGTTTGAGAGAACAAGGCAAGTGCCAAAATCTGTACAGCGTAAAAGAGATAAGTTAGAAAGTTTAGCAGATAAAATATTAGAAGAAGATAAAAAGAAGAAATGAAAGAATTTTTATTAGCAATAGCGATATCTGTATTACTGATTTGTGGTATAGTTCTCACAGACTATCCTGAGAAATGGTTTCAACATGGTATGGAGTGTGATGGATCTATCGGTGGTGGTTGTGCTTGTACTGAAGAATCAAAAAGTTTTTTATGTAAATGATTGAGTTTGATTATAATTTAGATTATAAAAATACTTTGTTTATACCTAACGATAAAAGATATAGAATAGGTCGTGGTGAGCAAGGTGTGTTATTGGTGAGACCTTACACAAATGACATATGCAAATATTGGCGTTTCAAGACACCTATGGAAGCATATATTTCAGCTTCAAGAATATTATTTCTATATCATCAATACAAAGAACAAAATGATTTTGTAGGTATGGATATGGCAAGAAAGTTTTTAGAAATGGGTTTTACAAGAGCAAGAAGATATGCAAATCACAAAGACGGTAAAAAATATGATAGTAAAGGTCAAGTGAGACCACAAGAAAAAGATTGGGCAACGAGTGATAAAGCAAAGTCAGCAAAGATATTTAAAGATGCAAGACGGCGTGTTACAGACGACCCTAAATATATACACATGAGAAAAGAATGGAGACAACAAGAGAGTGCCCACATATAGATTTAAAGATAATCACACAGGTGAAATATGGGAAGAGTTGATGACAATCTCTGAGATGGAAGAACTTATTAAAAGTGATACCATTGAATTATTACCACCTACACAAATGAATATTGTATCTAGTGTGGGTAGTATTGATAGTAAAACTGATAGTGGTTTTAAAGAAGTATTATCTAAAGCTGCAGAAGCACACCCTAATAGTCCACTTGCAGAGAGATATGGTAGAAAAACAGTAAGACAAACACAAGTAGAAGCCGCTAGAAAAAAACGCACAAACCGTATTTTAAAAGGTGGTGGAAGATAAATATAAGTGATACTATCGAGAAACTACAGCACGCCAGGCGATGGTCAAGAAGCTGAGTGGTCAATCCGATAATGTATCTAAAAGAGTGTAGCTACACCAACTAAAGGAATATATATGGCAGACTTTGACTTTTTAGAAGGTTTTGATATGGATGGCGATTGGGGTTTTACCTCTGTCAAAGAAAAACCATCTGAAGAACAATCTAAACAAACAGAAACAGTAGTAAAACAAACCGCAGAAGGAACTGCCAAGGCTGTTTCTAGCGATATTGTAAATAGATTAGAGAGTAAACTAGATAAAGTTTTATCAGCGATTAACTCTACTAAATCAGCAGTAAACGAAAAAAATCAAACAGAGTTAGATATTGCTAAAAAGCAAATGGATGATGAGTATGATTTAAGAAAAGACAACTTAGGAAAAGAGATGAAAGATAAATTTTCTAAGTTAGAAAAACTTATCATACCTCTATTAATTAAATTAGCAAAATCACCAGAAGCGTATATACATTGGCCTAATAGAGCTCAAGTTATAGAAGCTCAAGTAAAGAAAATTATAGCAATCACAAGGGGAAAATAATGAAAGATAATTTAGAATCAAGTTTGAAAGCAATACTACATCACGAAGGTGGATATGTTAATCACCCAAAAGATCCTGGTGGCGAAACAAATCTTGGCGTAACAAAAAAAGTGTACGAAGAATATGGTGGCAAAAAAGATATGAAAGATTTAGTTGTCGCTGATGTTGCACCTATTTACATAGATAGATATTGGGGCAAAATGAAATGTGATGATCTACCTAGTGGTTTAGACCTATGTGTATTTGACTTTGGTGTAAACGCAGGACCAGGTAGAGCAGCAAAATTCTTACAAAGAATGATTGGCACTACAGTAGATGGTGGTATTGGACCTATGACTTTGGCAAAAGTAAATGAGTATGTAAAAGAAAATACTATTGAAGAAACAATAGAAAAATACCAATCTATGAGACAAGAATATTACGAGGGTTTATCTACATTTGAAACTTTTGGCAGAGGTTGGACTAGACGAGTTGAAGAAACCACTAAAATGGCGCTTGACTTAATCAAGTAAATCTGTTATAATCATATTATGAATCAAATGAATGCCTTTTTAAAAGATAGGTACGACATGAAAACATTTAATCATGTTGACTTATCATCTTTCGATAAAAATTTTAGTTTACCAGATGTCACCACTCAAACAATAAAAGGTAAAAGATTTTATATCACACCTGAGGGTAATAAGTATCCCTCGATTACATCAGTTTTATCAACCAGAAAAAATGAAGGCTTAGTTAAGTGGCGTGAATCAGTAGGTGATGCTGTTGCAAATAATATTATGAGAGGTGCAGCTAAAAGAGGAACTGCTGTACACACTTTAGTTGAGAACTATTTAAATAATGAAGAACTATCAAAACAAGATGTACTACCTGTCGCACTATTTACCCTACTAAAACCTCAACTTGATAAGATAAATAATATTGTATTACAAGAAGGCGGCCTATATAGCGATAAATGGAAAATTGCAGGTCGTGTTGACTGTATAGCAGAATATGAAGGTAAACTTTCTGTTATAGATTTCAAAACCTCTTCAAAAGAAAAAAAAGAGGAATGGGTAGAAAACTATTTTATTCAAGGTGCAGCTTATTGTGAGATGTACGAAGAAAGATTTAAAGGAAAAATAGATCAAGTTGTAATTCTCATAGTCACCGAAGATGGTGCCACTCAAAGTTTTATAAAAGATAAAAAAGATTATTTGCCTTTATTAGAACCTGCAATAAAGGAGTTCAATGAAATATTTAAAACTGAGTAATTTTTGGAAGTTTGCTTTCATAATTATTTTTATCATGATTATTACAAAAGAAGTTAGAGCAATACCTAATACTGGACCTGAACTACCACCTGAAGCGCCTCAACCTAAATTTCAATATGAAGGTTTATTAGAGCAAAATATTCCTGTTTTCTGTGGTATAACAGAATTTGTCTTAGATGCCTCTAGAGATATGATGGGAGAATCACAAGTTGCGATAGGACAAATTAGAAAAAATGGACAAGAATTTGGTGAACTTTTAGGTATATTGTCTTTTGGTCATAATGCTGAAAGAAATAGTGGTAGTTTTATAATGACAATGCCTGGTCTAGGACCTAATGGTTCAAATGTAAGTTGTATATTAGGTTATGGATTAGACTGGCAATTTTTTAATCATGATGGTAGTAGAATACCATTAAAAGATTCTCTGTGAAGATAATGAGAGTAAACAATAGGGACTAGGGGGCAGTACCCTACGCCTCCACCATAAACACACTAATAGAGTATCGCTAATATTAGTAGAGTATCGTTAGTGTGTTTATGAGGGGGGCGAAATAGGATCGACCGTTGACTAGAAATCGTATTGGAGAGGATAGTCGAAAGACTTAAAATTTATATAAACGCAAACTATAATAACTTTGCATTAGCGGCCTAGGTCGTTAGGGGTTAGCCAGTACCTTGCAACAGAAACTGGCATCAAATATAAGGAGATTATTATGTACGAAATACTTACCATTCTTTTACCAGTAGCCGTTTTAATCGCTTGTGCTTATGGCATTGGTTTCATGTCAGGTTGTGAACAAACAAAAGAAATATATGATCCAACAATTCGTAGATCAGACCTTGACAAAGCTAAAAAAATATAGTATAATATTATCATATAAATACGAAGATATTTGGTAAATATGGATAATATAAAATTTATTAGTGTAATTGAGGGTGTTGAAGAAACAATGCCTATTATACCTGCAAGTAAACAACAATATGGGTGGGTTAAAAAAGCTGCTAATCATCTTAAAACTGTTGGTTCTTTAACTGAAATGGAAGAATATGCGAATAGTAATTTAGATATTAGACATACATCAAAATGTCCAGGCATTATTAATCTCAAAAGTAAAGGATTTATTGTTCGAAATCATAGTGATATTAATTTAAAAATATTAGATAAAGATGGTGGTTATGAATGGAATACACCATCTAATTGGATTGAAATGTCAGATGGTATATGTGAAAATACTATTACACATCATTTTGAAGGAAGTTTACATCAGTTTATGAATGATTGGCCAAAAGATACATTATCAATAGTTCTTAAAATAAATCTACCATGGTATGTTAAGATACCAAAAGGTTGGGAACTCATAATGGTAGATCCTTTTTATAAAGACGACTATCGATTTACTGTTTGCCCAGGCATATTTGAACCAGAATTAGGATTAGCAAAACTTAATATTCCTGTTCATTGGCATAGCACAAGTGGTGAATTTATGATTAAAGCAGGAACACCAATTGCTCAGTTGATACCATTAAGAAAAGAGAATATAGATTTTGAGTTGTCAAATAAAAACAATGATAAAGATTTTAATAAAGAATATAGACTTATGAACTTAAAATTTCAAGAGAGTTTCAAAAGAAACTATAATAAAGTAAGAGAGTTTTTTAAAAGTAGATAACATATGATAGTTACACCTAATAAGTTTGCTTTACTAATAGAAGATATAGTAAAGACAAAAAGAATTAGTTATATAGACGCTGTGGTCTTGTATTGTGAAAAAAACAATATAGATCCATCAACAACTAAGTCTATGATAAATAAAAACTTAAAAGAAAAGATAGCATTTGAAGCACAAGGTCTCAATATGTTAAAAGAAAAAACAGCAAAATTACCAATATAAAGTGAATGGTTTTGAAGTATATAAAATCTATCTGGCAATCAAGCTCCACTTCACAAGTAAAAACAAGTCTTATGACTTTCATAAGCACAACGGAAGAACAACTGCAAGATTGGAAACATTTACTAAAAGAAGGGATAGGTATTATTTTCATAGGCTTAGTAAATCTTACGACAGTAAGTCTATTGTTAATTACTTCCTTAGCAATTTTGTTTCTAATACTAATTTATGGGTTGGTGACATCATTGGCAAAACTGGTGATGAACATTACAAACAATGGTCTAAAAAAATAGAATCATTACATTATTATTATGAACAAGATATTGATTACATTATAGAAAGAATGACAACAAAAGATATAAAATTTAATGATTTATTTTTGTCAATAGATGGTCAACATCCACCTATCGTCAAAATGTTTCTAGCAAAAAAGATAAACTTTGAAACTCTAATAATATTAGATGACATATTAAGGTTTACAAAAAAATTAAATAAAAATATTACAGAAAAGGTGCTATGGCCTAAACTATTTGATAGAATGAAAAGATACAGACCGTTTTTGTCATATAATATTACAAAGTACAAAATCTCATTGAGAGATAAAATGAAGGAGATATAATGAGTGAGGAAGGTAAACAAGTAAAGACACAAGTATTTACATTAGGTGAGATAATTCTTAAATTAGAAATGCCTGAGCATTTTATTGAGGCTGTAAACAAAGCGATTGATGAGAGAGGCGATAGTATGCCTGATTGGAATCCTCAACTTGCAGGTAAAATTAAAAAAGAGAAACTACTGAATCCTATTTTAAATGATGATATAAAAGGTACTTTCATGATGTGTTTTCAAGAGTATATGAAAAGATCAGGTTCAGTATTAGTAAATACACATCAATTATCTTTAGATAATGTTTGGGTAAATGATATGTATGCAGGCGAATATAATCCTGCTCACTTTCATTCTAGTAAAAATAGTTTAGTTGGTCTATCATCAGTTTTATTTTTAAAAGTGCCAGATACTTATGGCGAAGAATATACAAATAATCATGAACCTGCAAATGGTCATTTAGAATTTATCGGTGGCAATCAACATTCGTTATCAATGTCTCAAATGAGAATAAGTCCAAAAGTAGGAGACTTCTTTATATTCCCATATACATTGGTTCATGCTGTTTATCCATTTAGACAAACAGAACAGATGAGAAGAACATTATCATATAATTGTGATATATTACCAAAAGTATTAGTAAAACCAGCATAATGTCCAATGTATGCCAAAACTGTGGTCACGAAGCACATGACGGTCCACTTTGGAAAGAGTTTATCGATGGTGATGGTTTACCGATTATGATAGAAGTTTGTAAAAATTTTGTAGCACAGCTTGACAAGGGTCAACAAATGTGTTATAATACAGATAATGCAAAAGAAAATTAATTACTTTCTTTTTATAGTGCAAGGAAGAGGCTTTCACCAGAGGGTCGAACTTGACTGTCCAGGGGTTGCACCCAGGTTTGTAGTCTTACCAACTGTGAATCACATACTAGGCATAGTAGGGCAGGTTGTGGGGGTGATAGGAATGGTATCCGGTCTCTCACTTGTGGGTAAATCCTAGTCCCACCTATTTCGCATTATAAATAATTATGTCGATTTATACAGACAAAAATATATACAATAACATACAATTAATATACGGAGAAAAAATATGAATACAAGTATTGCGGCCTTAAAAAGGTCGAAGTCTAATCTAGACACACTCATAGGCGAACTAAACAAAGTCGCAGAACCTCAAAAACAAACTAACTCATATCAAGATGATAGATTCTGGAAACCAGAACTAGATAAATCAGGTAATGGTTATGCAGTATTTCGTTTTTTACCTGCTGTAAAAGATGAAGATTTACCATGGGCAAGACTATGGTCTCATGCCTTTCAAGGTCCTGGTGGTTGGTATATCGAGAATAGTTTAACAACACTTAACAAAAAAGATCCAGTTAGTGAATCAAATAGTTTACTTTGGAACTCTGGCGTTGACGCTGACAAAGAGATTGCAAGAAAGAGAAAAAGAAAATTATCTTATATTGCAAATGTTTTGATTGTTAGTGATCCTAAACATCCTGAGAATGAAGGTCAAGTAAAATTATTCAAGTTCGGTAAAAAGATATTTGATAAGATTACTGAGGCGATGAAACCTGAATTTGAAGATGAAAAACCTATCAATCCATTTGATTTTTGGGAAGGTGCAAACTTTAAACTAAAGATCAGAAAAGTTGACGGTTACTGGAATTATGATAAATCAGAGTTCGATAGTCCATCTACTATCAGAGATAATGATGAGGCTATAGAAGAATTATGGAACAAACAATATCCATTGAAACCATTTCTTGCACCTGAAAACTTTAAATCTTATGATGAGTTAAAAGCGAAACTTGATAAAGTTTTAAGTGGTGTTAGAAATACTGGTACAGCTGAAGATGTTATGGACCCACCTACATCACCAACAGTTAGTAAACCAGTTGTAAACGAAACAGCAGATACTTCGGTTGCTGATGAGGAAGATGATGGTGATGACACACTAGATTACTTCTCAAAATTAGCAGAGGAAGATTAATCTCTCCACCTGTTTCTTTATGTAGGGGTTAGGATATTCTGTCCTAACCCCTTTTTAATATAAATAATACAATTACATCATGCAAAGTTTGAGATATCAAATCATATAAAGGAGACTATATATGGAAATTATTACTAAAATAAAGGGTTGGGCAGCTGCATTAGCAGATGTAGGTGTTTCACTTATTGCTTTAGGTATCGTGCTTGAAGTTCTATTTAGTGGACAAAATGTGCCTTTCTGGCCCGACATAAGTGTAATAAGTAATGTACAATCAATTATCGCTGGGTTTAGTGCTCAAGGACTAGTTGGTTTAGTTGCTATTTGGGTTTTATATTCAATATACACAAAGAAATAGATTATATTAAAATAGTATAAGAGGGGTGTTTCGGCACCCCTTTTTTTTAGCGTATAAATAGATAGTATATGAATTTGTTTTTTGAAATATTAGTGGAGTTTGGTTTACCTGTAGCATCTGCTACAGTTATGGGTTTTTTCATTTATATCATTCTCAAATATATCTTAGAATCAGTAATCGGTCAAGTAAATAGTATTCATGGTATTATCATGGGTCTTGATAATCGTATCAAAACTATGAACAATGACATGATAAAACTAGATGTTCAAATATCAGACGCTTTAGATTTAAGACAAGATGAAGATAGAATTGCTAGAGCAGATGGTAAAACAGACGCAAGAAAAGATTAAATAATGACAATAATAGAAATACTGAACCAGTATGGGTTCGCCACATTGGCAGCTATCGCTATGGGATATTTTATATATTTCATATATAAGTTTACCACAGAAAATATTAAGGCAAAATTAGGTCAAGCAAATACTGCTTTGATAGGTTTACTAGATAGAATACGAATGCTTGACAATGATCTTATCAGGTTAAGGTCTAAATTAAACACAGTTTTAGAAATGAAAGAGAATGAAAATAAATCAAAAAGTTCAAAAAGAGTATCTAAAAAGTCTCTCAACTAGCGGTATAATTATAGGTGCGACATTCACTATAATATTCACCATAGCCGTAATATTCGATTATATCTTATTATAAATATTGAGCATGAAAGCACTAAAAGTTATGGTGCTAGGTCTATTTTGTTATGTGCTTTCGACACCTGGTATCGCAAGTGAATTAGTACAAGAGTTCAGCAATCCATCATTTTCAGGTAATGGTTATTCTACTCATGTTCTATCACTTGAGCAACTCAGATATAGTAGAGAAAACAAAATCAAAGACGATCAAAAGTCTGCTGACGCAGCTGCTAAGCGTGATGAAAATAATACTACAATCAATAAATTTATCAAAAATGTTGAGAGTAGAATTTATGCTAATTTATCAAAACAGTTAGTTGATAATATGTTTGGCGAGGAATGTGAAGGCACTTGTCCTACATCTGGCACTGCTGAAGTAGAAGGTTCACAAATTGCTTGGGTCAAAGATACGACCACAGAAATAATAACACTAACAATTACATCACCAGATGGCTCAACAACGGTCATGTCTGTGCCTGTAGGCGACTTTAAATTTTAAAAAATATGGATTTTACATTCCCACAAATAGCAGCAGCAATATTCTTGTTTTGTTTTTTATCAGGTTGTGCTACAACCACACCACCTGAGGGTTTCTATCAAGGTGAAACACCTTATACTATGGAAACTGATACTATGAAAAGATTAAAACTAATACCTGAATTAGGTCAACCACAGATTACAATTGCAGTTTATAATTTTCCTGATAGAACAGGACAAAGAAAACCTAATACAAAATTTAGTCAATTATCTACAGCTGTGACACAAGGACCTGAAGCATGGGTCATCAATGCTCTAAAATCAGTAGGTGGTAATGATCCATGGTTTATAGTTTTAGAAAGACAAGGTTTAGATTCATTAGTAAAAGAAAGACAACTTATAAGATCAACAAGAGAATTATATGATGGTGAAAGTGATGTAAAGAATCAACTAAAACCTCTAAAGTTTGCAGGACTTATAATAGAGGGTGGTATTGTAGGATATGATACAAATATAACATCTGGTGGTGCAGGTGCAAGATATTTTGGTATAGGTATGAGTGAACAATATCGTACAGACCAAGTAACAGTTTCGATAAGACTTGTTGCAGTACAGACAGGTGAGATTGTTCTTACTGTGTCAGCAACAAAGACTATCGCAAGTTTTTCAAGTGGCGGTGATGTATTCAGATTTTTAGATATGAGTACAAAAGCGCTTGAAATAGAAACTGGTGTCGCAACAAACGAGCCAGTCAACTACGCCATAAGAACTACAATCGAACATGCCATTCATAATTTAATTTATGAAGGTATTGATAAGGGACTATGGTCATTTAAAATAGAGGAGTAAAAGTATGTACGCTAAACTAATAACATTGTTGATATTTTTTGCCATGCCGGTATTTGCAAATGATATCTATGTTACACAATCAGGTGCTACGCTTGACCTCGACATTACCCAAGACGGACAAAACAACACAGTTGGTAACTCGACTACTGCTTCTACGGTCACAGGCGCAACGACCACAATAGACATAGATCAAGTTGGTAACTCGAATGTTTTAAAGTTTGATGTAAACGGTGCGACCTTCACAGGTACATTTAGCACAACTGGTAACTCAAACGATATTGATTTTAATTGTGATAGTACAGGTGGTAATTCATCTTGTGCTACTGCTACTGCTTCAATTATATGGGCAGGTAATAGCAACGATTTAGATATTGATATTGGTGAGACAGCAGACGCTAGTAACGCAACAGTAAGTATAACAGGTTCATCTGGAAGTGATTCAAATGTAGTCGCTGCTACAATAGATGGCACTTCTGCTATACTAACACTAACCGTAAATGGTGACACAAATAATTACTTAATTGACATAAATGGTGATGGTGATGTTAACGGACACACCTTAATTCACAGTCATACAGGATCTATAGCTGATGTAGATATTACACAATCTGGTGTTTATGATAATATGATAACCTTGACAACATCTGGCGATAACCATGATATCGATATATCACAAACTGACTAAGTGGATAATAATAATATTAATATTATTCTGTGCTACCTCTTCATGGGGTAGCATAGGTAATGTAGATCAACTAGAAGGCAAAGGCGTAGTTGATCGAAAAGATGGTGATAAAAATATCACTATCGAACAATCTTTAGACATTCTTCAATACGACACAGTAAAAACAGGCAACGGTAAAGTTGGTATTTTATTCGTTGACGATACCAGAGTTGATGTTACACAGCACAGTAAACTTATCATAGATGAATTTGTATTTGATCCTAATAGTGGTAAAGGTAAACTAAATTTATCAGCAAAACTAGGCACTATCAGATATGCGTCAGGACAGATTGCAAAAAATTCAAGACAAGATATAAAGATTACAACACCTACAGCAACGATAGGTGTTCGTGGTACAGATTTTTCTATGACAATAGATGAACTAGGTGGTTCTACAATTATACTACTACCAAGTTGTGATGTAAATGGCAATTGTCTTGTAGGCGAAATATCAGTAGAAAGTGCAGCTGGTCAAGTAATACTAAATCAAGCATTTCAAGCAACACAAGTTGTAGTGCCAGAAAAACCACCTACACCACCTGTAACATTAGATTTAGAAATAGACATGATAAACAATATGCTTATTATATCTAAACCAAAAGAAATAGAAGATGAAAATTATGTTAAAAAAATTAAAGCAGTTGCAGACGCATTAGACATAGATTTTTTGCAGATTGATGATTTAGATAGAGACTATCTTGAAGAAGAAGAAAACTTATATATAACAGGTTTAGATATAGACTTTTTGCAACAAAACTTTCTAGCAGATATACTTAAACAAATCAATGAAGAACTTGCTTTACAAATGAGAAACGAGTTTGATAAACAAGAAGAAAAAAGATCAATAGAGGGTATTACATTAGGTAAAGATCCTATAACTGGTGTCATAATATTAGATGAAGAACCACAATGGGTTTTTATAAGAGAGGACGCAGGTGGGGCATATATTGAATTAAGATTAGATCAAGAGTATGGATATATACTAAATATTATACAGAATGAGTTTGAAATGTACGATTTCGAACTATTAGGGCAGGACAATGAAATTACTATTCAACAATTTAATTAGAATAATCAAAGACAATGTATTACTAATATTTGTATTAGCAGTTGTATTATTTGTAAGTGCATATGCCGAAGGTAATGATTTTGATTTAACAATAGGTGGTGGCACAGATGGCGGTGATCTTGATATAATACAAGACGGCGAAGATAATAATATTGATTTAGATATCACTAGTATGGATAATTTTATTATATCATTTTCTCAAACTGGTAACGATCATAGTATTGATATAGATGTTGATGGTAGAACAAGCGATGGTTCTTCAATTTATATTACACAAACAGGAAATAATAGAAGTTATAGTGGTAATTTATATTGTGCTCATTCTTTCTGTACAATGACTGTTACACAACCTTAATATGAAATATTTTACACATTGGATGACAGCGTTCATCACGCTGTTTATTATGACTTACATTGGTCTACAAGATCCTTGGGTCAAAGAAGTTTTAAGACTAAAATCGTTTGACATTCTTTTAGCAAACGAAGATAAATCACCCTCACAAGATATAACAATCATAACAATAGACGAAGAAGCGATAGAGAAGTATGGTCAATGGCCTTGGTCTAGAGATAAGATAGCAGATTTAATTGTAAACTTACGACAAGTAGAAACAGGTATTATTGTTATGCCTATATTGTTTAGTGAAGAAGATAGATTTGGTCAAGATGATTATTTTTGTGAGACACTAACATACGGCACAGTTATAGCACAGACTGGCACAGTACAAACTAGAACATCTAATCCTGTGCCTAGAGGCG